AATCCAGCAACTGCTCCTTGAATTCCATTACCAGCAGCTGCTACTGCACCTTTTGCTTTTTTTCCAAGCCATTCGGATGGAAGCGTAATTTCATTAATCTTCACGTTTTATTTTCCTAACACCGCGTTTGAATTTGTCTGGCTCTTGTGTGCGGATACTGTTGATCAGTCTACGTTCCAGTTCTGCAGCCGCTTCAGGCTCGTAGTTTTCACGTATGTAATTGATCAAGTTTATAGCACCAGCGATTACATTAGAGGCACGACTTTCCACAAGATTCTCACGATCTTTGTGTACTAACATGGTGTCTAATTCGTCAAGTATGCTACGTGCTCGCTTTTGCAAGATATGCTCCAGTAATGTAGTATTTATGCGGGGTTATTCAGACTTGCTTTTGAGTCCAGCAATCATTTGCTTGAGTTTGTTGCTTTCTACACTACTGCCCGGGGGCGGGCTTGTGTTATTTTCTAAATTCCAGCCTTCTTTGGGCTGTGGCAATCCTGTGTTAGGGTTAAGAGTGGATGTGGGTTTGAGTTGATTCAGGATATTGGCCGCTGGTCTGAATTGACCATGCGAACTTTCCTGTCCTTCTTCTCCGGGATCAGTGATACGCATGGTTTCAATGTTGTACTCCAAGTCAATTTTCATACCAACACCTGTACTACTACGTGACTTCATACACTGGATTTGATAGCGTCCACGCTCTTTCATGGCACGGCTTGTAAAGATACCAAACACGTTGTCCGCAGTATTGATCTTTGAAATACCGCCTGCGATATGGCTGTGGTCAAATTCAATTTCTTCTACCGCACTACGATTCAATTGCGACGCTGTCACAAACAACACATTGAGTTCTTGCGATAAATTACGCAGTTCTTCTGCCACATACTTGTCTTTGATAAACTGATCATTGGGGTTGACTTTGACACTCACTGGCATTACCAAGTCCAAGTAGTCAACCATCACAAAGTCTACTTTATTATTAGTTTGTATTTGATATTCTTTGATAAAGCTACGTATGTCATTTACATTGCTCTGTGCTGGCAGGGCTTTGATACGATACTTGCCGGACTTTTTACCCACCATCTTGACTTTGAGTTCAGTGGTTTCAATGTCCTTGCGAATGTCTTTTGTACCTGTGCTGGTCAACATGGCATCTGTTCTTAGTGCAACAAGTTCTTCGCTGAGTTCTAAACTCACATACACACCTGACAGTCCCGCTTGCAACCAACTGAGTGCTATGTTCATCATAACAAGACTTTTACCTGATCCGGATCCACCTGCAAATATGTTCAGTTCGCCACGACTCATGCCGCCGTACAAGATCTTGTCCATGGTGGGCCAACCTGTTGACACTTGTCCACCTGAGTTGTAATACCGGTCAATACGTGCTTTGGGATCAGCAAAGTAGTCTGTGCCCAAGTCCTTGGTCAACGAGATTTGTACTGCGTCTTTGATCAGTTTTTCTACAGGATCGTAGTCGCCTTCTTCCAACAAGTCTGCTGCTTTGAGGATAGCACGACTCAGTTCTTCCTTGCGACTGAATCCTTCAAACTCTTTCATGAACCATTCTTGATGTCCATCAATGGCTGTGGGAATGGGTCTGAGTTCTACGCCAGTCACTGCTTGGATCTGTTCGTATGTGGGTAGTGTTTTAAACTCTGCCGAGTGTGTGGCAATAAACTTGGCCACATCACGCAAACTGCGATCAAAGTTTTCTGGGTTATAAATGTTTTGCACCCGCACATAACTCTGTGCGTCCTGCATCATCAGTTCTAAAAATAGTTTTTGTATTTCGGGTGTGTAATCAGTGGCCATAGTTAATTATATATTTTCTTTTTACGTAGTTCGATTTTTAATCGGTTCGATTGTCTAGCTTCTAATATTGTTTTAATCACAAACAATTTACCAAATGCTTCTACTGCACTTGCAACGTCTTTGTGCGTTTCTTGCCATACAGGAAAACTCACTGTCCACCCGTATTCTACTGCTGTGTCAACTAACCTAGCACCTGCTCGATCTGCATCGGGTACCACAATCACTTCACGTCCCAAACTGTCAATGATGTCGGCTTGCGTTTCATGACATTCATTGCCTAGGATAGCAACACCATCTATGGCCATGGCATCAAACGGTCCTTCTACAACAATCACAAACTTGGCATCTCGGGGTTGCCGATCCACGTTGAACACATAGTTGGGTTCGTGGCTGTTGTGATACTTGGGCTTGACATCGTCATCAAATGTTCTGGCAGTATATCCAATGATTTGATTGCGCCAAGTAAAAGGTACAATCACACGCCGGTTTAAACTGTATTGTTTTTCTGGAGTCCAGTAAAATTCATACTTTGATAAGTCTATTTTGCGTGTGGCTGAGTACAGTACAGCATTGTGAAATTCTTTAGGAATATCACGATCATTGTTTAGGGTATAAAAATTACTTAATGCGTGAAAGCTCTGTGCTTCTTCGGGCAAGGGACGGGCCTTGAACTTTATTTCTTCTTGTTCCGCCGCTTCCACCAATGTCTCTGGAGCTACCAGTTCACGTATGCGGATAGCATCGATTACCAGGCGTTTGACTGTACCTTCATCCGCACCTAGCCAACTCAGTAGTTTACGGAACTTGTATGTTAGATGTCGTCCGGGAACATAGCTGGCTTTGAAGTTGCAGTTGAAACAATGATAGCTCACTCCGCCATCTGGGTTCATAACTAACCCACCACGACCACGTGTGTCTGCTGTTTCTCCATTGTGTGAGCAACAAACACCGTTGAAACTGATCCAACCCGACGTGGCGTTGGTTTTACGTTTGTGCGGTAATATTTGGACGACTGCGTCGCGAATAGAGTTCAACATTCCTGCTAGTATAACAGAATTTTTGGGCTAGGTCAAATTTTACGGTAATGCCAGTGCTGAATATTGTGCTTTGACTGTGGTATAGTTACTGGCTATTTCGGTTGTGGTTAATGCACGGCTGTACACACGAACTTGGTAAAAGGTAGTTGCCGAGTAGTCAGTTGGTGTTGCGCCGCCACCGTTGATGTGTCTTGCTCCAAAGAATATACCTGCCGAACTAGCGGTTGCAACACCCATTGCCCCAGACGCCACTGGAGTTGCGTCACCGTTTTTGTATAGTTTTACTGTAGTGCCATCATAGGTAAAATCCCAGGCTGTGTTGTTGCCTTGGATGGCCGCTTGAGTTGTTGACCAGGTAACACTACTGGACGGTCTACCAAAGACCAATGATGAGCTTGACGGTTGGTACGCAAGATATCCGGTGCTGGACCAGGCTTCGTTGCCCCACATTACGGCCCAGTACTGTGGCTGTGTTAGACTGGTTTTGGAAACAATGCTCATGGTCCAAGCACCGCCCAAGTTAAAATTGCTGGGTGCATAGATGTATTTGCTTGATGCTGTCGTAATACCACCCGAACTATACACAGGAGAGCCACTCAGTGTTCCTGTACGCCCATTGCCTGACAAATCAGTTATGCTTGTGCCTGTGCCGGGATAACTTGAGCTGTTGCCTATATCCCAGAACATTTGTAAACCTGAGGTCACATAGGTGGATTCAACCGGGCTAACAATGGTGATACCACTGGTCAGTGTAATTCCCGATCCGATTGTTATTCCTGGCATAGTATATCAATAACCAAATCTTGTTTTATAGGCAGCATGCTGTGCCTGTATCTGTGCCAGAGTTAGAGCACCGTCCCAAACTTTGACCAGGCCCACATCGGCCGTTACAACCTCTACGTTTGTTGTAGCATTACTATATCGACCAAACAATCTCAATCCGTTAAATCCACCGTTACCAGCTTTGGTTCCAAATGTGGTTGTTGGTTGTGTACTACCGGCTGCATAAGCATTTGTGGTACTGGTTCCGTTGTAGGTAAACCACCCAAATCGCCAAGAACCGTCTTGTGTTGTGCTACTACTGCCCACAAAAGCACCGTTGTAGAAGATATCTTGAACACCACTACCACTGCCCCATAGTCCCATCAACCAGTCCGGACTGGCAGAATTGGCGTTTAACAATCTACCTGCTGTACCCGACACTGATCTGTATATCATCATCACAGTATACGCCTTTGAGGTTGCCGAATAATCAGGACCAAATATCAGCATGTCTGAGTCGTTGTTTGAGGTCTTGCGGAATATACCACCTGTGGTTGTGGCCCAGGCCATACTGCTGTTGGTATTGTACTTGGTCACAGCGGTGTTCAATAGGTCTGTGTTGGGAACAGACAAGGTTGGTGCACTTGCTGTTGTTGTGACTGTGCCAACGTTGGTCACTGTGGCGTTGTTTGTGGACATGTCCATGAATGGTGCAGCAGTCATTGGCAACAATACCACTGTTCCGGCGACCGGCAACAAGGAAGTAGTTGGTACAGTCAACGATGCTCCGGAATACAATCCTGTACCTTTGATTATGCGAAAATTGCTCAAGTAACCTGTAAAATAAGAACCAGCAGTTGCGGTGCTTTCCTGTCCGATAGCCAACACCGCACTGGAATTGTTGATATTGTTGGCGTCACTATACGCTGATCCCAATTGTGTTCCGTTTTGATATACCGAAGTTTGCCCACTGACTCTTGAAACGGCAAAGTGTACCCAGGTGTTTAGATAACTGGTCAATGAAGCACTAAATCTAAAGCCACTTGCTTCCCACACATAAAATGTTCCACCTTCAATACTGACCCCAATGGATGTGGTTGGATAATTTCCCACAGCAAATACTCTGGGGTTGGCATTCTGGGTGGTCATGTACTGCCACCACTCAATGGTAAAGTCGCCGGTACCGAGAGCCCAGTTTGAACTGGCTGGCAATGTCAAGTATTGGCTTGAACCATTGAAACTGGCACTGGTTGTCAGTGCAGATCCTGGCAATGCACCCACAGCCGCATCTAAATTCATAACTAAATTAGGCCCCACATCGGCCACTACTATCGCAGGTTTTTTATAAATCCGCTGGGTTGGTGCGTGTATAGCACTGAATCTTCCCAGTTTCATTGATTATCCATAGTTACTGATTTGACCCAGCACACGATAAACGCCTCCACCTAGATTTATTAAACTAAAACTCATGACGTCTGTGTTGCTGGCTGTACCTGCTCCGGTTGTGGCACTAACCCACTTGACTGTTTGGTTAACACCGTTGACTTGTACGTTGGCAACACGATATGCTGTAGCACCCTGATCAACAATGATAGTGGCACCAGAGACTGTGCTTGCGATAGCGTTAACATTGGTAAAGTTTGCTGTTACGTTAGCGGTTAATGCGGCATAGAATGTTGTACCTAAGTTAAAGTTACAGGTCAAGTTACCACCACTATTACTAATGTTACCGTATGTTTCATAGTATGCACTTTGTTGTGTGATATTACCACCGGCAGTGATATTGCCAGCAAAGCCCACACCGCCCGACACTATCAAAGCACCAGTGGTTGTTGTTGTACTTGTGGTGGTATTGCTTAATAACAAACTGCCCATTTGTACGTTACCAAAGGTACCTGTTACGTTACTGCTGGTTTCTGTGGCGTCAACAATGAATTGTAAAGATTTGGTTGTGTTCTCTAATCCTAAAAATGCATGTTTGTCCGCGGCATTGTAGTAGTGCATACGGATACCAATGTCACGTCCATCATCCGCGGCCCAAGGTGTCAAGTTTGCATAGGTATGCAGGCCTAGTATGCTGTCGAATATGGTCACTTGACTGCCATTGACACCTAGGTTACCTGCCAGCGTTGTAACGCCATTGATACTGACGTTGCCAGAATATACACCAGTGGTACCAACCACATTGCCGTATAAGTTTCCAGTGGTAATCAAGTTGCCAACTGTGACGTTGCCGGACAACAATGCATTGGCTTCGGTATTACCATATGTGCCAACCACAGTGGATAATATGTTTACGCCATTGGCAAACAGGTAGCGTGGAGCAACAACATTGGCTATTGTGGTAATGTTACCGGTGGTTGATATTGTGCTGACTGTGTTGCTGGACAACAATGCGTTGGCTTGTGTGTTGC